AGGTAGTGTATGTCTGTTAAAAGCGAACTTAAGAAGCTGGTAGCTGCTTGTGAAGGAGAAGTAACCAAGAATACTATTCCAGGACTTCTTGGTGACATCGCTAGAGCACTTGGCGGAACCGGTAACGGAAAGACTGCGGCTGAGCAGATTCACAATATTGCTGTAGCTAAGGGCTACGTAGAACCTGTAGAGGAATCTGCAGAACCAACAGAAAATCCAGCTACTGAATAGAATTCAAAATGAGGTAATTTATGGCTAAGTTTTTTGGAGTTATTGGATTTGAAGAAACCCAGGAAACGAAGCCTGGGGTATTTGAGCCGACGATTACTAAACGAAATTACAGTGGGGATATTATCAGAAGTTCTAAGCGGAATGAATCTGGCGAAAAGATCAATGATGATATTTCGATCAGTAATCAGTTTAGTATCGTCGGCGATAAATACGCATACAACCATATCTATGGCATGAAGTACATAAAGTACATGGGCGCTAAATGGAAGATAACAGATGTTGAAATCCAGCACCCAAGGCTAATTCTTAGTATAGGAGGTCTCTATAATGGGAACGAGGATTCAGCTTCATGAGAAGCTTTTAGCTTTATTCGGAAGTAATCACGTTTACTTTCAGCCGCCTCCGACAATTAAGATGATCTATCCTGCCATAGTTTATAATCTGGACGATCTGTATACAAGATCGGCTAATAACAAGAAGTACATTAAAGAAAAGCGATACATTGTCACGTTCATCCATAAAGATCCGGATAAAGACTATTCGGATGAGATGTTCAACACTTTTCCTATGTGCTCTTTTGACAGGAGATTTGTCAGCGACAATCTCTACCATGACGTTTATACAGTTTATTACTAGGAGGTAATAATTAATGGCAAGACTTGTATGGGACAAGACCGGTGAACATTTCTATGAAACCGGCGTTAAGAACGTTGTTCTGTATCCTATGTCGGGCAACAGTTACGGCGATGGAGTTGCATGGAATGGCGTTACAAGCATTGAGGAGAATCCATCTGGAGCAGACTTCAATGCCATATATGCTGATGACATTAAGTATCTGAATATTCAGGGAGCCGAGGAATTCGGAGCTACTATTGGTGCTTACACATATCCTGATGAGTTTGCAGAGTGCGACGGTTCTGCTGTTCCGGTTGACGGAGTAGCAGTCGGCCAGCAGGCAAGAAAGGCTTTCGGACTTTGCTACAGAACTACTATCGGTAACGATACTGAGGGAATTGAGTATGGTTACAAGCTTCATATCGTTTATGGAGCCAGAGTAACTCCTTCTGGAAAGAGCTACAGTACGATCAATGATAGCCCAGAACCTGCAGAGATGAGTTGGGAAATGAACACAACTCCGGTTGCTGTATCCGGTTTTAGGCCGACTTCGATCATTACAATCGATTCGACTAAGTTTACTGAACAGGCAGATAAGGCTAAGCTTACGGCTCTTGAGGATATGCTGTATGGTAAGGATGGAGAAGGCCAGGCGGCTACTGCTCCTTCACTTCCTCTTCCTGATCTTGTTCTCAGCACACTCGGTTATGTAGCACCGAACGAATAATAAGCTAAAGGGGGTGTAATTTCTACACCCCTTATTCTTTTACGAATGAAAGGAGCAACTTATGATCAAGAAAACTGTAACCTATACCGATTTCGACGGTAACGAAAGAACAGAAGATTTCTATTTCCATCTTACAGAGCAGGAACTCGCTGAGTGGGAGCTGTCTGTTGATGGTGGTCTTTCGGGCGTTCTTGCAAGAATCATCAACTCCAGAGATGATAAGACGCTCATGAAGATTTTCAAGGACCTTCTTATTCGGTCGTATGGCGTTAAGACTCCTGACGGCAGAGGGTTTATCAAGAATGAAGAGGTTCTTAATAGCTTCAAGTATACACAGGCATTCAGCGATATTTACATGGAACTTGCAACCAATGATGTTGCTGCCTCGGAATTCGTGAACGGCATTATCCCGGCTAATCTGGTAAAAGAAGCTAATAAAGAAATGAAGGTTAACAAGTAATGATCGACATTATCATCCCGGAAACCGAATATTTCGACGAGGAGCGTATGCAATTTGTGACATATAAAGAGCAGAAACTGACTTTGGAACACTCGTTGATCGCCATTTCAAAATGGGAGTCAAAATTCGAGAAACCGTTCCTGTCGTCGGAGAAAAGTGCTTTGGAAGTAATCGAATACATTAAATGTATGACCCTTACGCAGAATGTTAAGCCTGAGACTTACCTTCATCTTTCACCGAAGAATATTGAAGAAATTCAGGCCTATATCGAAGCACCTATGACCGCTACTACTTTCAAGAAAATTGAGAAACGGGGTGGTAAGAAGGAAATTATTACAGCTGAGCTTATCTATTACTGGATGATAGCGTTCAACATACCGTTCGAATGCCAGAAGTGGCATCTGAATAAGCTCCTTACACTTGTGGAAGTTTGCGCAAGGAAGAACGAGCCACCGAGGAAGATGTCCAGACGAGAAATCGCAGCTCAGCACAAAGCAATTAATGAAGCGAACAGAAAGAGATTCCATACGAAAGGATAACTGAGATGTTTCATTTAACATCAAGGCAAGAAGGGAAGAAGACAGAAGACTTCCTTAAGAAAGCAAAGGAGCTAAGAATTGAATCCGTCCTGAATAAGTATGGAGCAAAAGGTGTTCAGGCTTTAGCTGCCGCAACACCAGTCGACAGTGGAAGGACTGCCTCAAGCTGGGGCTATGAACTGGAGAATAAAGGCACAGGATGGTCGATTCACTGGACTAACGACAACATAAATCAAAATGTCAACATTGCAGTGATTCTGCAGTATGGACATGGAACAGGAACCGGGGGCTATGTTGCAGGAAGAGATTACATTAATCCTGCACTGGCCCCTATATTTGACGAGATCGCTAACGAGGCGTGGAAGGAGATAACAAACATATGAGTGAGAGTATTGATCGCCGCGTCGTCGAGATGCGATTTGATAACAAAGACTTTGAGCAGAACGTCAATACTACAATGACAGTTCTGGACAAGTTAAAAGAGAAACTTAGTTTCAAGGGTGCTGGCGACAAGTTCGAATCAGCTTCGGGTCTTGGAAGTGCTGTCGATGGTGTTAAGAGCAGATTTTCAGCGCTTGAGATTATCGGAACAACTGCCTTAGTTAATCTTACGAATTCTGCTGTTAATCTTGGTAAGCAGATGGCTCGATCATTAACTGTGGATCAAGTTAGGGCCGGTTTTTCTGAGTATGAGCTTAAGATGGGTTCTATTCAGACAATCATGGCAAGTACCGGTAAAGACATCGGTACTGTAAATAGTTATCTTAACGAGTTGAATACATACGCCGATAAAACCATTTATTCATTTTCTGATATGACGTCAAGTATTGGTAAGTTTACTAACGCTGGTGTTGATCTTGATACTGCAGTCAAGGCTATTCAGGGTATTTCGAACGAGGCCGCTGTATCCGGAGCTAATGCTCAGGAAGCGTCAAGGGCTATGTACAACTTCGCTCAGGCGTTATCCGCTGGCTATGTAAAGCTCATCGATTGGAAGTCGATTGAGAACGCGAACATGGCAACCAAAGAATTTAAGCAGCAGCTTATTGACACCGCTGTGGCCGAAGGAACACTTGAGAAAGCAGCAGATGGTACCTATAAGGTTCTTACGTCTGGTGCCGGCGGTGGTTTCAAAGAAACGATAACCGCTACCAAGAATTTTAATGATTCTTTATCGGCTGCATGGATGACGACCGATGTTCTTACTAAAACTTTAGGGAGATATTCAGACGCTACCACGGACATAGGTAAGAAAGCCTTTGCGGCAGCACAAGATGTTAAGACATTCTCTCAGCTTATAGATACAGTTAAAGAATCTATAGGTTCTGGATGGGCTCAAACGTTTGAACTAATATTTGGAAATCTTGAAGAAGCTAAAACGCTGTGGACCGGTGTCAATAATGTTATATCTGGATTTGTGAATCGTACTTCTGATGCAAGAAATGGCATTCTTCAAATCTGGAAAGCATCTAACGGTCGTGCCGCGTTGATTGACGGATTTAAAGAATTATATAAGTCTGTTGAAAGTTTTATAATTCCAATTCGAAAAGCATTTAATGACGTATTTGATCCGATTCGCGGAGAGCAGTTGACCGCTTTGAGTTTTAGATTCCGAGATTTTGCTAAAGGTTTAGCTATATCTGGGGAAACAGCCATTAAAATTAAGAAGGTATTTACTGTTTTATTTTCCGTTTTAAAATCCGGTATCGGTATTGTTAAGAGCGTTTTCAGCATATTTAGCAGTCTTGTAAAACTTATTCTTCCAGTTGGCGGTACGGCACTTGATCTGATGAGCGATCTTAGCGGTGCTATGCTGAAAATAGCTAATGGTATAGATAAGATTACTGATAAATTAGCAGCATTAACTAAAGGGCTTCTTGGGAAGGCTATAACAGGACTTGGAAAGTTATTTGCTCTCATCGGCAAAGGTTTATCTCACCTTGATCTTGGAAAGCTCGGAGCTTTTCTTGCTGGCGGTGGAATCTTAGCCGCTGGTATGAAGATTGTCAAATTCTTCGATACCTTGGGCGAGAAGTTTGAGAACTTATTTGGCGATGGCGAGGGCGGCGGAGGCCTGATGGACGGCGTTAAAGAGACGTTTGAAAGTCTCAGCGAAACCCTTAATCAGTTCCAGACATCACTCAAAGTTGGACAGCTTCTTACAGTTGCTGTATCGCTCGGCATATTAGCTGCATCTTGCGCAACATTAGCTGATATTCCAGCTAAGAAGTTAGCCGTGGCTGTCGGTGCTATAGGCGGATTATTTGTAGAGCTTGGCGCCGCTTCTTATTTAATGAAGGGAGCTCAGACCAAGGGCATAATCGCTATGGCTATCGCCGTGACGATTCTCGCAAAAGCTGTAAAGCAGATGAGCGAGATAGAAGACATGGGCAAAGGTCTCCTTGGTGTTGGTGCTATTCTTGGCGAACTTACAGCATTCTGCCTTGTATTTGACAAACTTAAAATCAGACCTAGAGCATTAAAGAAGACTGGCGAAGGTCTCATCTTAATGGCCGTAGCAATTAATCTTCTCGCTAAGCCTATTAAGGAACTTGGCGCGATGGATACCGGGCAGCTTATACAAGGCTTGCTCGCAATGGCTGCTATGCTTGGCGGGTTCACTTTAACCGCTTTAGCTTTCTCGAAGATAAAGACAAAAGGTCTTATAAAAGCTGGCGCTGCTATGGTAGTTATGGCTACGGCTATGAGGATTCTTGTAAAGCCTCTTGCGGAACTTGGTGCTATGAATCTGGAATCACTCGCCAAGGGATTAGGCGCAATGGGCGTTGCTCTTATCGAAATCGCAGGATTTACAGTAATAATGAGCAAAATTGCTGCTACATCCGGAAACATCATGAAGGCAAGTGCTGCCCTTTTGGTAATGTCTGTTGGAATCAAAATCATGGCCGGAGCAATACAGCAGATGGGTGCAGATACTAACGCTGGACAAGGGCTTAGTGTGTTATTTGGCTCGCTTCTTATATTAGGGGCCGCTATGACCGCTATGCAGAATTCTTTGGCTGGTGCTGCAGCAATGATTGTTGTGGCTGGTGCCCTGGCGATAATGGCACCGGCAATCGCGCTTCTTAGCTCTCTTAATTTTACTGGTGTTGTCACAGGCTTAGCATCTTTGGCTGGAACTCTGACGATATTTGGAGTAGGCACTATGTTATTAGCGCCGGTTATCCCACTTATGATAGCTTTAGCTGCAGCAATGGCATTACTTGGCGTTGGTGTTCTGAGTCTTGGTGCTGGTATGACACTGCTCGTAACAGCATTTGCTATGGCCACTGGGCCTATTGTTGAAGGCGCTACAGCAATCGCTCAGGCATTTCCTATTATGGCCGAAGCGATTGGCGAAGGGATAATTACAGTCATCAAGAATATTGGCGAAGGAGCTAAAACCATAGCCGACTCATTGAAAAAGATAGTTGAAGCTATTCTGAAGGTGTTGACTGACATAATACCGGACATCGTTACTGTTGGACTGCAATTCATTCTCGCGCTTCTTAACGGGATCAATTCCAACATTGGTCAGATAGCGACAGTCGCTATGAGTATTCTTACCAACTTTATTAATGGCATATCTTCCGGTCTTCCGGATTTAGTTAATGCGGGGTTCAACTTGATGATCACGTTCCTTAACTCTATGGCTGATGCCATTTCTACAAATGGCGATAAGCTTGCTAATGCTCTGCTGAATGTTGTGCTGGCAGCCATTGGCGCAATAGTTGGCCTTATTCCAGGTGTTGGCAAAAAGGGTAAAGAGATGATTGATTCTTATCGTAAAGGTCTTGACAGCGGAAAAGCACCCGCAACAAAGACTGCAAAGAATCTTGCCCAGAGTGTTGAAAAGAACCTGAAGATCAAGGACCAGAAGTCCAACGGCGCAAATGCTGTAAAAGGACTTAAGAACGGTATGGAATCTTTACTCCCAAGTCTTAGGTCAGCCGCAAATAAAATCGCCGATATTGTTGACAAGACAATTCGAAAGAAGAACCAGATCAAATCTCCTTCGAGAAGATTGTTCGCGACAGGTTCTTACATGATGCAGGGACTTATAAATGGTGTGGATTCGCTTTCCGGTCAGTACGAGAAGAAGGCTGATAACATTGCTACGATGATGATCGCGTCAGCTAATCGCTCCGTTGACAGTGTGAATTCAATATTTCAAAATGGATTCTCAAATGGCTTCGATCTTAACAATTCTATAGACCGAGCGGTTAACGTCAGTCTTTCGATGGACAAGATAAATGATAGGAATGCTGAGTTGTCGAAGAACATTTCAAGACTCACATCAACACTTGACGGAATGACCGAGACAATGAACTCGAGGTCTCTTAACAATTATATTACAGTGGATGGAGCTGCTGATCCGGAGTTATTCGCGGACGAGCTTATCAATAGTTTCAGATTGAATGCGAGGACAGTGTAATGGGAAAGAAAAAGACAAAGAAGGCAACTAAAGCCACTACCAAGTCCGTCGCTCCAAGCGGAATAACAATCAGCAGAGAAGATGTAATACTTACCAGCGAGAAGAAATCTAAATTCTCGGTTGAATGGAAGATTGCAGATGCCGACTATGGAGATGGCCAGCAGTTTATTTACAATCTTGGCCTGGCATCATCTTACACAGTCGGCACTTCACCTACCGTTACAACGGTACAGAAAGAGGATAAAAATCCGGCAATAGGTACGCAGGATTATACCAAGCTAGTGGAACTCACACTAACGAATTACTATCCTACTACCAAAACCTATCTGATTTACTTCGAGCCATCCATTCGAGGGAACCGAGCTAAGTATAAAAAGAAAAAGAAGACAATCAATCCAGATTGGTCTGATTACGCGACGAAGAGGTATACATTACTTGTTCCACCAGAACCGATAGTGACTCAGCAGTTATCCTCGGAGCATGCTAACGTAACGGAGTTCAACTGGACGCTCGATAATATCGAGAAACCGGAGCAGTTATTTTATGATTTCGAATGGGAGTCGATTCTCGTAAAAGACGCCAACGTTAGTGATGGCGCATCTGCTCCAGGCTGGGATAACCCTGACAAGAAAGGTACATCACAGCCAGGTTCTACATCTGGATACACAGATATTGAGGAAGATTCCTCCTTATTTAATACGCCAAACTATTCTTACACAAGATTTGTTAGGGTGCGTTCCAGAGGACCGGCAGGCTTTTCAAAATGGAAGTATACTAGGCATGTTTATACGCGTTCTGCAAGGGCGAACAACGCAACTGCCTCAGCGACTCGTGTCTCCGATACCGGGGGATATTTAGTTACGAGTGAATGGTCGGCTGATAGTAGACCGGACAAGCCAATTGATAAAGTTACGGTTCAGTACACCGTTACACAGCCAAATGTCACATATCATGACGAGACTGTGGACAACGTTACCACGAGACGATTCACGCTTTCATGCCCGGCGGGAGCCAGCTGGGATGATGCCAATAGTTTGAGTGATACTTCGGACAAGGATGCTCTTATATTTGAGACAGCTGATTCCATTGGGGCTGACGAACTGATGTATATTCGTGTAAACACAGAGCACGATAAGCAGACAACATTCGGCAAACCGGCGTTGGCTGGCAACGGCAAGATTCCGTATGGAATGCTTGCGGACCCAACCGGATTAACAGTAAATGCTAACCCGTCAACTCACAGAGTAACGATCACAGCTACCAATCAGTCAGCGCTTGCAAACTCGTTTCTGGCTGTATATTATCGCGACGATGTTAACCAGAATGTAAACCGTATTATTGGAATTATTCCTCACGGGACGACATCCGCCACGATACAGGCTCCGGATTGGGGTACTAAAGCTGCTTCATTCGGTGTTCAGGCTGTCATAGGCGACTACACACCGCTTCAGCCTAAATCATCTGGAGTAACTGACTACACGATTACAAATCGTCAGATGGAATCGAGCTATATTTTGTGGGACGGGGGAAGTGTTCCTCTGCCACCATCAAACGTAAAGCTTTCTTCTCCATCGATGGGCACGATCACTGTCAGATGGGACTGGACTTGGACGGACGCGACTAGTGCAGAACTTAGCTGGTCTGACAGACGTGATGCATGGGAGTCCACAAGCGAACCGTCGACCTACGTTATTAACAATACTCACGCAGGTCAGTGGAATATTGTCGGGCTGTCGGTCGGAACATATTATGTTCGAGTCAGGCTTATTCGCTCGACTGAGGAAGGTGAGACTTACGGAACATATTCTGCGATCGAAGAGCTCAAGCTTTCTTCCGCACCGGATATTCCGACTCTGACGCTTTCTCCAACGGTAATAACCGAAGAAGGAAGTACGACGGGATATTGGGCCTTTACCTCGAACGATGGAACCGGACAGAGTCAGGCTGAAATTTGCGAGGCTAAGATCAATTCCTCGGGAGTTGTTACCTATGAAAAGCCATTCGCTACTACAGCTACTGCTCAGTCAATAGAAATCAGTGCTAAGTCTCAGGGCTGGAAGGCGGGAGAAGTTCATAACCTTTGCGTCAGGGTTACTTCCGGCTCGAATGAAACGTCTGCTGAATGGAGTAACTACGTTCCGCTTACTATTGCCGAGAAAGTTACCTCGACTATCACTTCCACGTCATTAGTAAATGGCGTACTCACCGACATGCCGATGACTGTTAACGTAGCAGGAGCGGGTGTCGGCGGAACCACCACAGTGATAATCGAACGTGCCGATAATTATCATATTCGAAGGCCGGACGAGAACGACATTGAAGGGTTTGCGAATGAAACAATAGCAATAGTCAGTAAATCCGGTGAGGGTGAGATATCCATAGACAATAGTGATCTTATCGGTACTCTTGACGATGGTGCTCCGTATAGAATCCTTGCTCAGGTAAAAGATACATATGGTCAGGTAGACGAAGCATCTTTGGATTTCACTGTCAGGTGGGCACACCAGGCGCTTATGCCAAGTGCTACATTCGAATTGCCGGAGGATAAATTCGTCACATTTATCACTCCAGTAGCACCTACCGGATACGCCGCAGGTGATACTTGTGATATTTATAGACTGTCAGTCGATAAGCCGGAATTGATAGTCAAAGCTGCACAGTTTGGAACTAAATATGTAGATCCATATCCTGCACTCGGCGAATTCGGCGGACATAGAATTGTCTATAGAACAAAGAATGGCGATTATATTACTGCGGATAATCATATCGCTTGGGCTGATTACGGTGACGACGAAGGCGACGCGATCGACGATTTCGCGACAATAATAGACTTTGGAAAGAGTCAGATATATTTACCATACGATTTGAACGTTTCTAACAGCTGGACTAAAGATTTTACAGAGACACATTATCTTGGAGGCTCCATACAGGGCGATTGGAAGCCTGGGGTATCGAGGAAATCAAGTGTAAAGTCTACTATTATAATAGAGGAAGATCCAGAGACGGTTGAGGCGATTCGTCGTTTGGCTGAATGGACAGGTATTTGCCATATTCGTACGCCTGAGGGTTCAAGCTTTGCTTGCGATATTCAGGTGAATGAGGATCGTGAAGAAAAGTGGGTAAACAAACTGTCCAAAGTTTCATTTAGTATAACCCGTGTTGAATCTGAAGGATTTGACGGGATGACATACGCTGATTGGTATACAGAAGATACAGAAGAGGAATAGAATGGATTGGTCAAAGGGTTATAGTGCAAGCTACCATGCTACATTGGTAGACAGAGACTCGTGGCGGGATATTGGGAAGATCAATCTCCTCGATGGGTCTATACAGCATACAGACTCAGGTCTACGGGAGTCGGCAAGCCTTACGTTCGTAAATTATTCGAATACTGGCGAGCCGCTTATTCGTATATGGCTGGATGCGCAGCAGGGGAGTGACTCCAGTCATATTCCTCTTTTTACAGG